ACTTTTCTCGTTTTTCCTCCGTAAGAGGATCATTAGTATAAAGTTTTGTATCCTCTGCAATAGTAGAGATTTCATACGGTGTCCAGAACTGTTGTACGTAGTTATACATTTCAATGGGATTATAGTTCACTGCATTTGGAATCACACCACCTTCAGGTACGGCATTACCAATTACTGCAATAGTATCTTTACCTACTGCAGGATTGGGTCCATTGTTATTATTTACCGTATTCTCGATAGTGCGTAAAACAATGTAACTATTTGCTCCATTATAAACCACGTCCATTACGTGACCAGCAGTACTAACTTTCATATTATCTGCAGCACGTAACTCAGCAACATGTCCTGGACGAAATTCTTTAGCAACTACTTCAGCCACCTTTACATATAGCAATAATCCTGCAGGATTATTACCTGCAGTATATGCAGTAGTAAGAGCAGCATTTGTGTATACCCCACTAACAGGACCTGATTGCATGGGGAAATTTTTTGTCCACCAACTAAATCTAACATCATGTGTAGGACTAGATTTTAACATACTAGTAATAGCAGTAAGGGGCATAGAACCATTTGGATACAAACGGAGCAATGCTTGCCTTACGTCATCCATTTTTTGTCCTGGTTCCCATGTACCAGAACCTCTCATTCCTAATCCGTAAGGTAATACAGTAGGCATACTTTATCCTCCTATTTCAAACATAACTATGTTATGCTTGAATGTAAATTGGAATCCATTCAACACCATTTGAAAACACAACACCTTTCTTTGTAGTAGCAATTGTGGCTACAGTAGTACCCCTATCACTAACAGTAGCATTACCTGTTCCACCATTATAAATAGTAAGAATCTTACCATATTGGGCTTCTGGAACAGGCAAATTTACAGTACTCGTAGTTGTATCGCTTATCTTAACTACTCGTGACGTAGGGTCTACAGTAACAGGAGATTCTGTAGCAAATTGAATAGTCTCAATAATATTGAGACCTTGTACAATCTTTCTATTCGACTCCATATGTCTATCCTCCTAATAGGTCTTGGATATCTTTTTCAATCCCAGTTACAGACTTTCCTTTAGGTACACGACTACTAATAGGTGCAGTTACCGTATTCGTAGCAGTCTTAATACCTAACTCTTTTTTAGCAATTCTAGCAGTCTCATCTAATAGTTTCTGCTCACTCCATTCAGGATGTTTTGCGGCTAATGATCTGGCTACATAAGAGACAAAGTCTCTGTGCCTCTCAAGTTCCTTGTGTTTTTTGAAGAATGCTTTAGCCTTTTCTTCCGCAGTTTTCCTCGTTTCTATAACAGCAGGTAACTCATGCAACAATTTTTGTGTTGCATCCGCAACCGCTTTCTGGTATGTGCGATTCAAAACCTCATTGAATTTTTGATAATCAAGGGTTTCGAATTCTTCCTCACTCACCAGTACGGAAGACTCCTGCTGTTCCTGAGTAGGAGCAGATGAATTTTGTTGTAATTCATTCAATCTCGCTTTTAGTAATTCTAATTCTTGTTTTAATTGTACAACTAGAGGAGAAGATTCTTCCTCCTCTTCTGTAGACTCTTCTTCCTCTACAGTTTCTTCCTCTACGGTTTCTTCTTCAGAAACCTCTGCTTCTTCTTCCTCTTTACTTGTATCAAGTAATTCATCAATATCTTCTTCAGTAAGTTCAACGTCTTCTTCATTCTTGATTGGTTGTTTCTGTTTCATCTTGTTTTTCCTCCGTTAATCCTATCATCGTATCTACAAAACCTAATATAGCACGTATTTCAGCACAACAACCTCGAATAAACTGAATAAGTTTCTCTTCCTTCGGGTCTTCTAATAAAGTACGAAACACAAACAGTTTTTGTTCAAAAAACGTTTGCATATCTTTCCATATTATACTATCTTTAAATGCTTTATATTCCTCATGTGTAGCACCAGGTTTAAAATAGTCCTGTTCCCTCAACCAATTCAGTTCCTTGTTGCGCAAGTTCTCCATAGGGCACCATATTTCCTTTCTGTACTTCCTGTTCTATCTGTTCCACTGGCATTGTACTAACAGCACCTGGAGGAGGTAATCCCTGACTTTTTATTAAAAAGTCAGTTACATTCCTAGCACCTAACAACCTTGCTGCATGCAAGAACATTCTTGCAAAATCAAGTTGTTGGGCTATAGGTTGTATCTGGGCTCCAACTTGCATTAGTTGAATCCAGAGATCACCTTGCTCCATATTACCAACAAAACTATCTTTTATGTTAATATCATACAAAATATTAATGTCTTGAGGCAACACTCTTAATCTTCCATTTACAATTTCCTCCTGCATCCCATATTCTTTTTGCAATATTTCTTCCCATTTACCTACAAGTTTTACCCAAGTTTCCATTGACATGTATTGTTTAGTTTGTTCTGCCATCAGTTCTCCTAATGTACGCATACTCATTATACTAAATACACGTGCAATTCGCATTAATCTACTTAATGCAGACATACGTGTATCTCTTGTTTCTGTTGCAGTTCTACGTTCAGATGTAGGACGTAAAAATCCTTGCAAACTATCTACAGCAGCACTCGCTCTTTGAATTAACTCCATAATTACCATCAAATCCTTAATATTATTTTGAGTTACATCATGAACAGGAAGTTGCATAATAGCATTATTCAACGCATTTGTACCCCATGTACTATACGTTGTACGTATAATCTTACCTGCTGTAGGTTGCATCAAATCTTTTATATTAATCTTCGTAGGATCAACTACAAAGACGTTATTCAACGTCTTTCTAATATTCACTATGTGAGAACTAATCAACCAATCTGCAAATTCTTGTAACCCATAAATAATCTCTAATCTACCTAATGGAGATACAGAATACCCATCAAAATCAGGTGCAGCAGCAACTACAGGCATTTGACCATGAGTTAAATCAATCTTCTGCGCTTTAATTACAATATGGTCATTAGCCACACAAAATTCCCATAATTCAGGAACTTCTCCATCTCCAAGTTCCCAATCTTTAGGAATAAGTTTAATCAACATCGTAACTAAATCTACTTGAGTTAATTGACGTAGAGACTTCGTTTCTGTACTTATTTTGGTTCGATCATTTCTACCAGAATTAATATACGATAAAACACGAGAAGTACGTCTATCATCTTTCAAATACCTACAATTAAATAAAGGACTTCCCTCCACCACTTCATCACGAAGTAAATTCATTAAATTAGTTGAAGATACCCATCCAAAAAATTCCATATCCTGCAACTTTTGAATAGGTACACTCGGATCAGGAAGTGCTAAATACGGATCAATTGTTTCAAATGAATGTCCTTCCCATACTGTATTCAATAAATCAAAATCACCTGTAATTAAAGCATCTAATCCAAGTGTACCTTCATTAACATTCTTATTAGTCTTTACTGTCCAAATAGGTACTATATATCCCGTACCATAAGCAAGCATATCTCTCCATTGCGTATGAAGAGCAAGTTCTAACTTACCACGTACTGCTTGTTGCTGCAATACATGCTGCAATTTAATAGCACCTAATGTATCTTCTGGACTTACCCCTTCACAAGGAAAATAAATATCCTCAAGAAATGCTCGAGATAAATACGTAATAATAGTGTCCAATACCACAAACGTAAAAGGTACTACAATACTAACTGGCTTCTTCGGATCATGCTGCTTTAATACACTCTCTTCCTCTTTAAGAGGAACATAAGCCGTTAATTGATGGTCAATTTTTTTCCAACTCTCAAAACGAGAAGATAATACCTCCACACTATATAATGCACGCTGAATCACTTCATTCACAATACGCTGATGTAAATCAGATTCAGGTCTTAAATCAAGATTTAATGGATAATCATAATCATATTCAGCCATTACATAACTCCTTAAAACTACGTTCAAAATTTCGTTTTGTAGCCCCTCACAAACTATGTTTGTGTATATTAAATGACTTCCCAATTAAGAGCCAATTCACTAAACATAGGATGATCACTCATTTCCTTTGGTAAAAAGAATCGTTCTCCTTCCTGCAATATCTTACTCACATATGCTAATGCATCTATTATATCATCATGAGCACCTCTAGGATAAGAAAGTAACTGCTCTTCCAATCGTATACAAGCATTCTTATTATGCCATATTACACCTGTACGATAATACGGAAGTAAACTTCCAATACGATCTTCTTTCTTTTTAATACCAGCATGCATAGGCACAAGTATATAAGGTAATCCCCTCTTTACTAATTCATTCTGAATTGGATATGTTACATATTCTCCCAATCCAGTATCTTCTACCCCTATCACCCTTGCTTCTAATCGTTGTGCCATACTAAACAATTCTTCGTAAAACTGATCAGGTAGCATTCTATCTTCAACTACATCCATTACAAAAATTCGATTCTTTTCTCTACTAATGCCTACTCCTACAATAGCCGTATAATCACTAGTAGATTTTACCACACGAGCAGGATCAGCCAAAATAATTGTCTCTAAATCTGGACATTCATCCAGCATCTCCTGTGTATAATATTGAAAATAAGAACTTTTAAATTTTCTCGTTTCTTCTGCAACAGGTTTATTTCTTCTTTCCATATACCATTGCTCTAATGTACCTGTTGCAACGGCTTCATCATATTCCTTCTTTATCTGTTCATTACTCACAAATTCTGGTGCATTCGATTGTAATTGATCATCACAAATTTCTAATTCAACTACATTCCATTCACCACTTCGTTTCAAATAATTAGGTAATGCCTGCTCATGTTTTAATGTATCAATGTAAATGTATTCTGGTTGTTTACCTGCTACATAAATGGCATCACTATAGAACCATTGCCTAATCTTCTCTCTATTATGCTCACTTTGTACATCTTCCCTACTTTCCAAATCATCAAAAATAATCAGATCTGGACGATATTGTCTCCATTTTGCACCACGTATTTGTTGTAAACATCCTCTAGGTAATACCAAACACTCTCCAAAAGCAGTCCATACCTTTTTAGAAAACGTATTATCAAAATCTATACTACTGTCACCTATCTCTACATCACCAAAAATACTCTTTATAGAAGGACTCTTCAATGCAAACTTAAGGTTTTCTGTCTGCATTACGGCTAATTGTTCACTATTCGATACATAAAGTACGAAATGACTTTCTCTAAAAAGAATCTTCTTCTCAATATAAGCACAAACTAAAGAAGTTTTACCTATACCACGTGGAGCAAGAATTAACTTTTTGTTTGATGCAGTAGATTCAATATGCTTAATAATTGTACGATGTAAATTACTAAAAGGAATACTAAAAATCTCTGGATGCATAATTCTACAAAATGCTTCCAAAGATCGATAAGACGCAATAAGAGCCTCTTTCAATCCTTCATCACTGGCTAACATCTGTATTGTGTTCTCTCATATTCCTCAACGCTTCAATAACTTGTAACATCTGCTGAATACGTACCTGTTGTCTCATAATCTCACGTTGCGTTTCCGCTTCCTGTAACAAATTTTGCTGTGCAGCAAATTGTTGATAAGCATATAATGCTTGCTGTGCAACATCTACCGATGTTTGAAGAATAGCAATTGTAACTTCTGGATCTGATTTAGTAACTGTTTCTCCTGTAGGAGACTTGGTTGTAATACAACCTAATAGCATAACGGCTATTAAGCCTATGCCAATCACAAGTTTTAACACATCAGTTTTCATTTTTTCCTCCTTTCCTAATACTCGCTATAAAACGAGATAATAAAGGTATAAGTATCACTGATAAGACTTGTACTACCGCTGTATCCATATCTGGTTCCCACCATAATAGGTCAGGAAACGTAGTACGAATACCTGCAATAAGACCCATCGCAACAGTTTGCCCAGTTACCGCTCCCATCGCTACATTCTGTGTAGTAGTCGATTTAAATAGGCTTTTCTTAAACATACGACTCTCCTTATTATATGCCCGATAAAATCGAAACCCATCTTTTATAAGACCCATATTATATACTCCTATATCTTGACTTTGGTTTGATTATGTGGTAATCTATTTATGTAGCCCCCCAAACCCCCACACCAGGAGAGAGGCGAGTCTAAATTGACTCGCCTTTTTCCTTTAGCAACCCAAGCAGGTAGTTCTGTAAATCCGCATATCCACATATGTCAATCAAATTGTCCGTCTTGTATGTATGTAATTGCCTGCACTCCTTTATCAACCGCATAAATAAAAACCCTTCATTCAACGTCATCGTCTTACCAGTTAAAATGTTAAACGCCTTAATCACACGTACCATCGTATCCGTACCATAACTTTCTAGTTTAGTAGATTGCAATAGTTTAGACGCTAGTTCACACGTTTCACCTAGATTGAACGATTGGGTAAAACTTGTTGAATGCCCTAATGTAGTCTTCTGCCCTTGCTTTGCCTTTGTAAGTGTTGTAGTACTTTTTTGCATAATTTCCCATCTCCTCAATTGTACCTGGTATAGGTTCAGGTATACGTAAATAATGTAATCTTGCATACAAACATCCTAAAGGATCACCTTGCTCTTCCTGTAGTATTAATAAAATCTGTTGTTTATTAGACGGATCAAGAAGTGATGTAGGTAAGGTATAATTAATGAGAAACGCTTCTGCTGCTTTCGTAAGTAATAACTTACGTGATAGCCACTTTAAATGATCTTGAATCGTATTCCATTCTAATTGAAATAAAGAAAATGCTCCCCTATCCGAAGTTTTTGAAAACCCCTTCTGCCTACGATAAATAAAGTAAGATTCATGTGAAGCAGTCATGAAAAGAAGTTTCGCTATACGATCAGCATAAGATATTGAGGGAGGTTTTAATGCCCATATGATATGAGCACACTTTTTACATAAATCATATACCGATTTAATGAGAGGAACGTCCATTATTTCGTATTACCTCTAGCAACGTCTGAAGCCTACTAATACTAACTGAAATCTCATCAAGACGAGTACTAATCTTGCTGTGCGATTGCACTAAAGATTCTACCTTCGTCTCTACTACAGATAATCGAGAATCAACACTCGTTGATGTTATTGACATCCCTAGTGAGCCCGCTGCTATCCCCACTAGTATCGGTAATAGTACTCTCCTCAATAATGTCTGGAGCGATGTTTCTTGCACGACTCTTTATCTCCTCTATGTCTTGCTGCGTAAGAGTTTGACTAATAGAGTGAATCTTGTTGATCCGACCTAAACCAACACGATCTAATATCTGAAACGATGTGTTCAGTTTCGTGCGAAGATCAACCTCTACCTGATCCTCCATTATCTCACGAAGTACTTCTACACAACGAGGAGCCAATTCCTTCAGTGAATTAGAGGCTTCAATTATGTAAGCATCCTGATTCGCTTGAATCTGCTGAATATGCGCTTTTGCTAATGGTGAATTCAAAAGAGACCATACCGCATGATAAGAAAGTCCTAATTGATCCGCTATCTCCTGTGGTCTCATTCCTAAACAATGTAAACGAATAATCTCCCTATGAACCGCTTTTAACTTGCTGATTTCCTGTGACATTTGTTAATGCCTTCAATTCATCCTCAGTTACATTAATGTAAGATTCTAAAGTAGATAGAGTAAATGCAATACCAGCAAGAAAAGCGTCTACTCTATCATTTACAATCGTTGGACATGATGCAATTTTGTGAAGATAATTAAAAATCGTTTCAGCCTTCATTTTTGTTTTCTCTTCCATTAGATAGCCCTTTCTTCTCTTTTTCAGATGAATCTAATTCTACAACGTCCTTTCGTTTAATGTCAATCGCAATACCATATGTATCGGCTATACGTTTAATTTGATCAATAATCAATTCCTCATCTTTTCTAGAAGGCTTAGGAAGAAACGCAGTTTCAATCGCATTAATCTGATCTTGTGTTAAATGAACAGAAAGATAATGAAGAAACTCATTTATACGATATTGCAATTGTTGCGCTAATGCATACGGATTATTAAATTGTGCCATATGTAATTCTCCTCTGTATTTGATAATTTATTATCAAACATAAGTATAACAAACTCCATTTGTAAATGCAATCATACGTTGCAAATTATAGTTATAGTAGCCCCACAAACTGTGTTTGTGTATAGGTGTGGGGTACAATTACTATTAAGAAAGAGGAATTGTGTACACAATTCCTGAAGGACCGTTTACATTACCTGTACCACCATTTACATTTAAAGTACCTTGAAATTCATTATGCTGTACCATAAGAATTATTACACCACCTGCACCTCCATCACCACGTTCCGCTGTACCTGCACCATATCCACCATCACCACCTTTTACTGTTATAGTTCCTGTACCACGTAATGTTTGTGCGGCTATAAATATAATACCACCCGCACCTCCACCTCCACCACCAGCATAATATGTAGAAGGAGATACAAATGCACCTGCACCTCCAATTCCACCAGAACTACCATTATAATTCGCACTGTTTGAAAAACAATGACGAAGTGCATAAAAATCAAGTAATAATTTTGGTGGATAATAAGATGGAGTCACATATCCTGATCCTATTGAATTAGGTACAGTAGGAGGAATTGGTGGAGGAGTATACTCAGATGGATTATTATCTTTATAATAGCCTCCTCGTGTTCCGTAATATCCTGATTGAAACGGATAAATAGAAAGCATAAGATCAGTAAGACCACCTGAACCTGGTGTATTGCCAGAAGCATCCCCTCCATTATGACCAATACAACGTATTGTACCATTGCATTGAACATAACCTGTAACAAATAAACGTGCCTTGAGAATTATCATACCACCTACATCTACAAATACATGTGTATAACATTTATCTTCAGTAATAGTTACTGTCTCATTGGCTTGAACATAAAGAGTACCATCAGAACCATTACCTAACCACTCCATTCCATTTACTAACCTACCAGTTATTGAAGTGAGTTCCTTACCCGTACCTCCTGATGGATAAGGATTAGATTGATAAATACGAAGTCCATTATCTGGCATAACATATAAGTAGAAGGCTTCCGTTGTAGCATTATGAGGGACTAATACAACCGCTCCTGGTCTGTCAGGTATGGTAGTGTTATTAAAACACCAAACAAACCCTTGACGATGCTGATACCCATCTTGAAGATGACCTCCTCCAATACATTGGGCCGCTGTTGCATAAGACCAACCACCTCCCCATATAGAAGAATCACCATCTTCTATCTGAATACCACCTATAACAAATGTTTTTCCTACTAAACGATTATAAACCGTTGTGCCTATATTACGAAGATCCTCCATGTAAATGCCATAAATGGCAGAAGGTTTTATGGAAGGATTACCTGAATATGTAATGTATAAACCAATTAATTGGTTTATACGTGCTGCTGACCAATGAAAATGAAACCCTGCTGTAAAATGGGCTAAACGATTTACTGTATCTGTAGAAGAACCCGCTACACCATCTACATAAAATCCATAAGTATTACCACCTGATTTAAGGGAATGAAGAAATAAACGAACAGCATACCAATTTGTAGATGTAAATGCAGAAGGAGCACAAGATTCAATATAAACCGTAT